TAGTACTGTGGCATTCATTGTTGACATGAATAATTCCTTGTTGTTACTATTTTATAACTGTACATCACTTATGAATTAAATGCAACTGGTATTTTACCCAATTGTGATATCTTCCATACCAGCAGTGCGTAGACGAACAATGTGACCTAGTTGCCATTGCTTTGCATCAATGCCCTTCATTACACCCAAAAACTTATTACGCAATAGTGCAACTTCATTGATTAACACTTCGTAGTCAATAACTTCCTGCTCACCGTCAGTGTACTTTTCTGCATCACGTGATGTTAACGCACGATTATATGCTTCAAGGTATTTCTGAAAATGCTTTCTACGAATTTTTCGCAATTGAATGTTTAGATAGTTGAGTACCGCTTCAATCTCTTGTAATTGATTGAAGCGATATTCAGTGATGCCGGGAAGGGCGGCAATGTTCTTTTCAACATTACCATAAACCCTTACATCGGCTTTTGCAGAAATTATCTCATTTTCATAATGAGAGATAAAGTCTGGGATTACTGATAGATCAGCAGTGATCCTCGTGTACCAGTTCATTTAGTTCCAGTCATCATCTTCATCATCAAATGAATGATAGTCATCGAATGGATCTTCCTCTTCTTCATCAAGTTTGTATCCTTGATCAGGAGTTTCTAGAAAAAACTCTAATGCACTCTTAATGTATGCATCTCCGCGAAACGCTTGCTTAATTTCATTAGGAGAATAATCTTCATCAATAAGATAATTGACTAAATTATCAGCAGCCTCTTCGGCTACTGTACCCGCTTCAAGACTAGGCTTGAGTAATTTCCAAATTTCATTAATTACTGATAAACTCATGTTTCTGGTAACTCCTCTATATCAATAGTTTCTTCATTATCTTCTGTTATATTGATACTTGCTTTCATTGAATCACGCAGTCCATATTCAGACATTACCTTGTCTAAACAACCGTCATCATTTGCTTCCCAACCCTTACGAAACTTCTTAATGATTTCTCCATCAAGTGTTGTATAGACTAATGAGTTACCTTCTTTCTTAACAAGTTCAGCCTTTTCAATCATATCTAATAGACCTGAATAAGGACTCATACCTGTTTCATAAGGAATCTTAACTTGTACTGATTCAAAAGGCTTCGCATAACGAGTCTTCATAATCTTACAAGCGGAACGAATACCACGAACATCAGTTACCTTGTTACCGGATTCATCTTCCTTTAGTTTCAACTTTTTCATTGCAACAACAATACTTGATGCATATACGAAACCCTGACCACCTGAAATCTTATCATCGGGGTCAAACATATCTTGTGATGCATAAGTGTGATTAGTTGCTACAAGACCAACATTATGTGAACCAAACATGTTAACACAGTTGCGAACAAGTGAAGTTAGTGCCTTAGGCTTACGACCCATGTCACCCTTCATATCACCTGCTTGGAACTGATTAACGTCTGTGGGTGTCAACAACATACCCAATGAGTCAATAACGAACAAGACCTTAGGCTTGTCAGTTTCAGGCATTGTCTTATAACTCTTCATAAACTCACTGATAGTCTTAGCAACGTCATCAATCATTGCCATGTTAAGTTTTAACAACTTATCTTCTTCGGTAGATACACCGAGAGCATGTAACCATGCTTCGTCTAGTGCATTTTCACTGTCGATTAGTACAACAAAAATGCCTTGCTCTTGTGCGTGACGTACTAGGTTACCCGAACAGATGAAACTCTTGCCAGAGCCTGATTCACCTGCGAATACAGTTACCTTACCTAGTGGTACGCCTTTGTTAAAATCACCACTGATTAGATAGTTCAGTGCGTAATTACCTGTACTGATCCAATCAGTAGGGTCATTAAATCCAATACTAAGACCATCAATAGCCTTAGTGATATCCTTACGGAATTTACTTACGTCAAATGCCTTAGCCAAGTTATTCTCCTCTATTATCTTGCAACTTGTTTCATTCTATCAGAAAAAGGAACTTTATCAAGTAAATCGGGACATTGATCTGCAAGACGTTCTAATTCATAGTCACTTGGAAAATGACGTAGTGCGCCTCTTGCTCTGTCTCTGATAATACTTGGGACTCTAGGAGTCTTGCCTGGATCACATAATTCTTCCAGTAGTTTCTTACCCTGCTTTAAAGCACGGTATCTTTCGTCAGGTAATGTCATATTATTTCTCCTTAATCAATTGGGGGAAGTTTCCTTCCCCCAATTCAATTAGGCCTTATTTTGTCTTGCACGAATCATTGCAAGAATATCTTGGGCCTTATCGCTTGAAGTTGTCTGTGGGACAACTACTGGATCAGCAGTTTCAAAAGGAGGAGTATCATCTTCTGTGCCTGCGACTGGTGACTTAGCGGGTGCGCTAGTTTCAGTAGACGCTGATGGTTTAGCCGCTGTAGTACCTGAAGGTGCTTCTACCCCATATGGGCGATAGTATGCACCCCAACGTTCATTGTCGAAAGGTTGACCATCTACTGATGCTTCAAACATTTCTTTAATGACACGTAGTTCTGCTTCGTTAGGCTTCTTAGGTAAGAAGTCTGCCAAATTGTGTAGACCATGTGCTTCAATAGCAGCCTGCTCAACTTCAGTTAGTGCTGATTCCTTACGGGCCCAGTTACTAGTTGAGTAGTCAGCATATCCACCCTTGCTTGTCTTCTTAATATTGAAGTCAAGACCACGCAAGAAGTCTGTTGGCAATTCTTCCATTTCAGGATCCATCAATGAAGACTTGATGATAGTGAAGATTTGAGGAGAGATAATGAATCGGCGAATAGGATTTGCCGGAGTCTTGTCATCGCCAAGTGGGTTAGTGCGAACAAACCCCTGGAAGATGTAAGAACGCTTCTTCCAATACTTGTTAGCAAGTTCCTTAAGAGTATCATCCTTGTACCAAGGACGAACTTCTGCGAGAACAGGACATGCGTCACCATACATCTCAACACAGGGTACTTGTACCACTGTCTGCTTGATGTTAGGATCGCCCTTAACGCCGTTGAATGGAAGTTTGATAATCTGACGCTCTACCCAAAAGAACGTGTTGTTTGTATCTGCATCTGGAAGCAAACGAATAGTCGCCTGAGCGCCTTCATCGATATTCCAGTGTGGGTAAATTGCGTTGTCAGATTGAGTTGAAGAACCCTTGTTCTGGGTCTTGTTTTCTTGTGCCGCGATACGGGCACGAATTTCTGCTAGTGAAGCCATAATATATTTCCTTATTTCATTGACATGGTGTCATTTTAGTTGTCGCTATCTCACCATGAGATAACTAACACTAGATTCTAGTATACACATACTTTCTTCTAATGTCAAGTATATTTATGCCAGATATGGGAAACCGCACAATTAAGTGCGGTTTTATTTACCCGTTTTAATATCTGTTTAGTAATCGTTTGATTGCATCTAAATCATCTTGGCCTTCGTTGACCTCAATGCTTTCGCTTGCACCAACTAATTTACCTACTGCACCTTTAGGTCCTACCTTCTCGGTTGGACCTAATTGACCTACACGCTTTTGATTAGCGTCTAAATCTTCTTCTACTTCTTCTTTTGGCATTGTCTTCTGTGAATAATCACGTTGCATTGCAGAAGGTGCAGTTTCATAGTTACCCGATTGAATATGTGCCTTGATATGAGAATAGATTCGTTCTGGATTATATTTTTCATCAGGAGGTAGATTGAAGACGGGGTAATCTGACTCACTACGAATAGAGAATAAGATAGGTTTTCCGCCTGCTTGTGCTAAAGGAGGAACAATATATGTACCTGGCTTAAGTGCCTTGTATCCAGCAAAAGATGCTAATTTCTTGGCTAACCAACCGGCGCCTTGATGTAACATACCTTCTTCAACATCACCTTCAAGCATTGATAGTTGATCGTCATCTTGTTTGTGATCTTTTGCTAATTGGTCAACTACAATGTCTAAGATTTTTTCAAAGTCATCGTCTGGATGTAGACTATATTCAATTGAAACATCATCATACATTTCTTGCATCATGTTTGCTACATATTCTTCTTCTGGTGTTTTAGGATTTGCCATAACATCATATGCATCTAAGTCACCATTGATAATATCCTGAATGATACTATCTGTTTCTGCCATACGACCTTCACCTAAACCCAAGAAGCCCATTAGTGCCGCTCCACCTTTAATAGTGTCACCGATGTTATCACCTGTTACTGATGACTTCTTTGATGTACGTTCTTTTGCTCTTTGCTCTGCTCTATCTGCGGCTGTGCCACCATCTGAAGGGTTAGATGATCCTTTGTTTGCTTTTGCTTTTAACAAAGTAAGAATTTCTTTAATCTTCTGTGCTTCTTGCGGAGTAGCAGTTTTCAATTGCTTTTCTAATTCAGCAATCTTGTCTGCAATTGGATCAAGTGCTTCACCGATACTTGCAGGACTATGTGAAACGTCTGCTAAGTATACATCGATACCGGATGTATTCTTTAGACCCCACTTCTGAGCGGCTTTCTTTGCGGCTTCGTAAGTTGAATTAGCGTGGCATTCAAATCTGCCTTTTTTAACGTGTAAACAAATATACGGACGACCTTCGCTTGATTCTTCGTCAAGGTCAAATGCCGCTAGATTGCTTTTTTCAGTTGACTGGTTATGACCTAATGTTTCTGCGCCAGGTGCTTCAAGCATTTCTTCTTCGGCTGATGCATCCATTTCTTCGCCGGCATCTGCATCGGTGTATACATCTTCTTCTTCAGATGCTTCACCGCCGTCACCGCCTTCGTGTAAACTATCGTATGCTTTGCGATTGACAAGTTCACCATATTTGTCCGCCAATTGATCTAAATCTTCATCACTCATTTGTGTGCCATCTGTGAAATATCCTGAACTAAAATAAGCATCAGAAAAATCTGGGTAGTCACTAGAATCTACACCATCGATTTCAAGACTGGCGTAATCAACTTCTTTGCCATTGATTACAATACTTTTATTTTCACCTTCTACAATACTTTGAGCCCATTCAGCAAGTTCTGATACTTCTGTCATTGGCTTAATGCCCGACTTCTTACTTAAACGTGAAAGAATAGGCATTACGCTTTCAATGCGAGGATCAACAGTTTCTTGCACAAACAATTCATTGATTGACATATCATTTTCGTCTTCCATTAATGGAGGAGTCCATGATTCAAAGTATGCATTGTAGCCACGATGACCACGCATCTTACTTAATGATTCACGTAGTGATTGATAGTGGTTGATACCTTCGTTAACTAATGCTTGTGCTGATTCGTTGAATTGATTATTTCGTGTGGCACGAACGAACCCTGCCATTTTGGAATACTCTTCACAAAGACCCTTGATATGGTTCCAACGTTCGTCATTTGGAACTCCACCTTCGGCCAAATGTCTGGCATAAATTTGTGCGATACCCGGACGGGTAGTGGGGGCAAGAATTCTTTCACCTTCTGTGTTCTCCAAAAAGATTTTGGCTACATTGCGATAACGTTGTTCACCTTCTTCAATCTGACGATTATGTTGAAGAATAATTTTAACGCTAGGAACGTTGTCATTATAACTGGCTTTCTTGCCCATAGCATGATAGCCTTCTGAGATTTTTTCTTTCATTTTTACATATTCCCTTTGTCGCATGTCATCGCTAAGACGGGCTTTGTTGGCTAACTCAAAACTAAGTTGCTTACGTTGTGCCCAATTCTTAACGTGTTTTAAAAACCCTGACCATGAATCATCATATTCGACTCCGGGGGTTTTTCCTTCTGGACTATCTGCTTGTTCATCATCATAATAGATAATTACGTTGTTTGCATCATCGATGCTTGCCCATGCCTTACCGTACTCTTCTCCTTCTTTCATGAATACAAATTCCATAACGTCAGCAAGTTGTGATGCTTCTACGTTTTGATTTCTAGAGTTTTTTGGTACAGGCTTATAACCTCTTACTTTAAGAAGGTCATATAGTTGTTTGTTGAATGATTCGGTGTCTAGTGCCATATGTATATTTAGTCCAATCCTTAACCTAACACTGCAAAAAAGGGAAGAGGAGCAATCATTTCTTCATGGTCTCTAATCTGACTTTCCAAATCTGAGTGGTAGTCGCTTAGTTGCTGTACCATACGTGTTACTAGTAAACTAGCCATAATCAAGTCATCTGTATCGCCGATCTTAGCGGCATAACTACCACCGTGTGCGACAAATGCTTTTAATTCTGAAATAAGACTGCGACTATTTACAGTCATTTTCTTGCTTTCAACTAGTGTTTTGAACTTAGCACAACTTGCTAGTTTGCTTTTATTAGTTGTGTTGAATCCTTTGCGACTTTTTCCAGACTCACTGATAAAGATACCGGGAATATTACTTTCACCATATTCACTTAGTGATATGATTGCGGCTTCGCCGATGCCATTACATTCAATACTGTAATAGATATTGTTAGGTTCACCGGTACATTCTACGATATACTTGTTAATCTGTGCTATCAGTTTAATCTGATTAGGAATATCAGTTTTGTTGTGCTTCCACTCACCGATCTGCTTAGTAGTGGTTGCTTCAAAGATTTGAATAGCGGCTGGGTCGCCACCTGTACCAAGACTTGGATCTAATCCTACACAATAGATATTGCCCTTTGTAGGTTTATCATACCAACGAACTTGTCCCATACGAGAGACAGGCTCGATACCTTCCAGCATTAGTAATGTATTAGGATTGATAAGCGTTTCATCAGCGATAATGAATTCACAACCGATTTCCCGATTGAAACGATCTTCACCAAGTTGGGCTTTCATTTCATCAGCCCATTTTTGATCTCTACCCGGCTGTTCATGCCAGTAAGCACGATATGCTCTGAATCCGTTTATACCTAATTCTGTTGTGTTGCCAAACTCGTCTTCTGTCTTGTTGGCACTTTTCCAAATGAACGCAAATTGATCCTCATCTGAGTTTGGAGTACTGGTGATAATCGCTTTACCACCTGTTGATAGTGTAGGAGTAATAGCAGTCCAGAATTCTTTAGCGATACTTGGTCGAACGAACGCAAACTCGTCAAGATATAGTAATGTAATAGACATACCACGACCTGTATTTTCAGTAGTTGTTGCTGAAACAATACGTGAGCCGTTCTCAAAGTCTAATGAGCCTTTGTTATAAGTAGTGACACCTGCTTTAATGTGATCGGGGCAGTTTTCATATGCATAGCGAATACGTTGCATAATCTCCTGAGCACCTGTATATTTGTGTGCGGCAATAAGAATGGTACTATCCGGAATGAACATAGCATACCAAAGCAAATATCCTGCGGCTGAAGTTGACTTGCCGGACTGACGAGGCATCAATGAAATACTAAAACGAAATCTATGATAAGTATCGATTAAACGTTCTTGGTATTCCCAGGGGTGATAATTCATTGAGCCTTTAGTAGGGTGCTGAATTATAAAAAAGTTATCCATAAAGTATAGATAACCTGTATCAGGGTCACAACACTTAATAAAATCTTGTAGTTCTTTATCAGTTTTGAAAACCGTTTTGGTATAAGGGTTCTTTACCAAAGACGATCCATTAATGGTAGGTTGTTTACTCATAAAAGTATTTATTTGATTAGTCAATTGGCAATCAAATAACTTGAGATAGCCATAAAAAAAGTCACTCGAAAGTGACTTTTCTTGTTTTACTTAATGTCTAGTGGTCTTGCTTTAGTAGCAACAATACAATAGTATTTTTCTCTTGCAGGAGTTGTTTCACCATTTGGTCCTGACGGGACATTCAAATCAAACTCTAAGTTGTTGAATGAATCAATGTCAAAACCAGTACGCTGAAGCAATGCGGCTAACTGATTAGAACCCAAAATGCTATAATGATTTGGATTGTATTCATGCTTACGATCACAATCAGGAGCAGGTACTTCAATATAAATCTTTGAACCTTGCTTCAATATACGGTTGTATTCCATCAATGAGAAGATAGGATATGGGCTATGCTCCAATGCGTGACGTAAAAAGATGAAGTCAACTGATTCATCATAGTAACCATCACGCTGAGGCAAAAAACTCAAGTCATACTTTTTAATGTTATGACCCTTATCTTCACAAATCTTGATATCGCCCGGGCTTAATGTTACACCATGCACGTTAGTGTATTCACGTTCTTTCATTTGATCTAGGAAGTAGCCGGGGCCACAACCCAAGTCAAGAATATGTGCGTCTTTTGGAAGTTTAATAGGATCAATATAGGTTTCTACAACCTGTTTAGTTAAATCTTTATGAAATTGACTGTCGCCCTCATCATAGATATGAGCGGTATATAACCATTCATTATAGAATTTGAGTTTGATTAAGTCGAGGGTGTTGTTAATGTCGATTAAGTTAGTCATGCATGTTCCTAAATATTATATTAATACTTATTCTTGCACGTATGTTGAAAATTATTTTTTATAGCCTTTAAAAGGCTTAAATGGGCTTACTTTATTAACGCCATCTAGTTCAGCACTTTTCAAATCACCCTTATTTAAATCGTGATAATCTGATCCGGCTGCTTTGTAAGCCATCATTAACATATCTTGTTCCTGTTGTGTATAGGGTGCTGATACATTATATCTTCCTGCCCAACTTTCACCATCGATTTTTGGAACAAAAGTTCCGTCAGTTGAAGCGGCTGCCATCATAATCCTATTCAATTCATATGTACGGTCAGCACAATCCTCATCACGGAACTTGTGCAGACCTTTTGAAGCAACAGATTGGCGTTTGGTTACTTTGGCTTGTTTGTTTTCAGACATAAATTCATGAAATCTCATTTTTTATATCCTTTAAATCCTCTTATAGGTGACTGAGTTAATGTATCACCCATCTCATCACTTCCAGGAGTGCTTACTTGTTTTTTACCGGATTTGCCAACCTTCTTTAATGCTTGGTCAATAGTTTTACCAATGTCTTTATCAAACTCTGAGGATACTACTTGGTGTTCACCCCAACTGCTTTCTGCATTGAAATCAGGCTTATAACTATTTTGTACATTGTCAGTACCGCTTTCGCCTCTTACTGCGGCAATTGCTACACCAAAACGATATAAATCATAGAAGTCATTGTTCTTTAACTCTGGAATAACATACGTGTTGGGAAGAGCCATAGATGCTACGTCTAAGCCATCGTGAACTTGATCTAACCGTTGCTCGGTAATAAATTCTCTTGCTCTCATCTTATTGTTCAGTTTCCATAACATAATCATCTTCAGTTGACATAACTGAGTCAACAAAGCCGTCTAACTGAATGTCTAGACCGGGAATAGGATCACCCTGGAACATAATTTGTGAAGAGATAAAATGAAATACTGAATTGGTAATAAGAGGATCACATAGAATACGTACATTACCACTCAATACGTCCATATCAAAACGTGCTAATGCATTTCCAAAGAATGTTGTTCCATAGCAAGTGAACTTAACATCAGTACCTGCTGGATTAATCTGTGCATAAAGTTGACTGGCTTGGCTGTCATTCGTACCTGGATCGTTCGAACGAATATAGAATTGACCTTGGGTGAATGCATTTGCAGGAGTTTCAAATAGTACTTGTCCTGCCGTATTTCCAGTAGTGTATGTGTTGCTAGTATTAACAAAAGTTGAGAAAAGATTAGAGAAGTTATTATTAATCTTCCCAAAGGCTACACGTAACGGATCGCCTTCACCGTCATTTGGTAGTGCACCTATGTTAATAATTTGTTGTGTGGCCATAGAAATCTTCCGTCGTTATATAGTATTTATCAATCAGAAGCCCAAGTGTTACTTAGTGACCTGCTCAAATAGTTGTTTTTGAGTATTAAACCACTCTACCCACGCTTTATTTTTACGTGAGCATTCATGATACTGAACCATGTTTTTAACGTCAGTACGCATTAAATCGCTTAATTTAGCACCCTCAGGAAGTGTTTGAAGCGGTGGACAACCCTCAAGTAGTGTGTCAGGGGCAGTGGGAAATTTAGGGGCTACAGGAACTGCGGTAGTTGCGCATCCTGCTAGTAAAAAGCATGAAATGAGGATTAATTTCTTCATTGTGAAACCCTCGAAGGCAATAACATCTTATGCTCTTTTTTATCTTCTTTGAGATCAGTAGCAGTACCTAATGTGGCTGCTTCGTTATAAACTCTAATTACATCTTCAGGAATAACACATTGAGTATCGTACTTGACAATTTCTTTATCAACGTATCTGATGATATCATCACCTTTTTGACGAATCACTCTAGTATCTTTAACAATCTTTTCAACGATTTTAGTGTTAGTTTCTTGTGATTTTGCTTCTGCGTTAGCGAGTTTTATTTCAAGTTCTGCTACTTCTATGGCAAGTTTATCTTTGTACGCTAGACCACCTTCTAGATATAATCCCCATACTAGAACGATTACCCCTACAATTTGTGCGGGTGTTTTATACGTATTGACGATGGGAAACATTCCTAAGAAGGTTGCCGCAAGAAATAGTAACGCCCCTAGGGCAACGATGAGATGGACTAATAAGTCCGGAAAAAATGATAGTATCCACATAGTGATACTATTTAGTATAAAAATTCCTAATCTTTTCCGTTATAGTTTCTATTTCGCTATCAGTTAATTCTGGATACATAGGAAGACTTAATACACCCTTAGATAGCATTAAACTAGTACTAATCATGTCGGGTGTTTCCATATTACGTGTAACCATTAGTTCACTTAGTGTTTTTTCATAGTGAATCTTGGTCTCAATTCCATCAACAATCATATTGCCATGTAGTCTATCACGATCCTTAGTATAGATTACAAACTTTTGATCCGCATGTTTAATGAACCCGTCACTTAAACAACGAATCGGCAAATCTTTGAAACGTTCAATATAGTATTCTCTGATTTTCTTTCTACGTTCTTGCCATGCATGGATATATTTGCTACGTACTAATAAATGTGCGCAATCTAATTCGCTCATTTTACTGTTAGTACCAGTATAGATATGATTCATTGGCTTGCTATTGTTTTTGTAGTTCACTGCATAGTGATATAAGTCTTCATCATTCGTTACAATGGCGCCGCCGTTGCCACTAGCGTTTAAGTTTTTGGTGGGGTCAAAACTAATCGCCATTCCCATACCAACGTTACTGTCAGCAACTAACCAATGCTGTGCGCCATCAACGAAAATTTTATTAGTTAATTCTTTGTCTGTAGTTCCACCATATAAGCCCACAAAACATTTGTAATCGAAAACGTTTTCACTTAAATTTAATAGACCATTCTTATCAGTATCACCGATCTTAACATCCCAACCTGCATTGATAAATGCGTTAAGTGTTGCTGGATATGTTATGTTGGGTACTACTACACGGGGAGGAGGATGATTGAATGAAATAGCAGGAGCATGTTTTGATTTCTCATAGCGGGCCATTATTTCTAATGCCTGTGTGCCACTATGAACTACAGTAGCGTACCAAGTACGAGTTTCTTTTCTTAGCCAATCTTCAAATTTAAATGTTTGAGGGCCATTGACTAAGCATCCTGTCTTAAGAACCTCATCGGTAGCCAGTAGTAATTCTTCACGTAAATTTTTATACTGTCTTACTAGACCAAAATGGGGAATTACTAAGCCACTCATAATATCTTTCAAATCCTTCTTCTACGTCTACCTTAGGATTATATCCAAAGTCTTTACGTGCGGCATCAATATTCAATGCACCACGACTAGGAAAATCAACGTCTTTACCTCTGACTTCGATTGACCCTTTACCAACAATCTTTACTGCTAAGTTTGCCGCATCAAGTAGTGTACGACTATGACTCTTTGTAATATTATAAGTATTAAAATTAGTGTTGTCACTAAGTGCGGCTGCAACTATGCCATCGGCAGCATCTTCAACGTAGGTGAAGTCGAGGGTCTCTCCGGCTCCATTAACATTAAGCACTCCTCCGCGCATAGCAGTAAGCATAAATTTTGCAATGACTCTATCTTCAACGTCAAGTGGGCCGTATACAGCACTAGGACGAATAATAGTATGGTTAAAACAACCTCGGCGCGAGTAATCTTTGACAAGCCATTCTCCTGCTAATTTCATAATGCCATACTGACCTTGCGGGTTACATACAGCGTTTTCTGTTACATCATCTTTAAAGTCACCATATACCATGCTAGAACTGATATAGACAAACTTTTGTACATTGTACTTCTTACTCAATTCACATAGATTAAGTAAGCCTTCACTCATTGTGCGTGACCCTGATGCAGGATTTGCATTGACAACTTTTTGTCTAGGGAAACTTGCCATATGAATTAATTGGTCAAACTTATGTGAAGCAAAAACCCCGTCTAACTTAGGATCACTGATACACATATTGTAGAACGATGGATCATGAATCTTTTTCATTCGTTCTGACATAAGATAATCTATTTCGTCTTGTGGAATGATTCCATAGTTAGTCTGTGTGTCAACGATGGTGACATTATGTCCCTGTCGCATCAACCGATAAACAACGTTGTGACCAATTAAACCTAAACCACCAGTTACCAATATTTTCATTTAAATTCCATATAAGGTGCAATATCATTGTCAAAGATTTGAGCCATAGTATTCCAAATACCTTTGCGCTCAAGTTCAGTGACACCACTATTCAACGTGTACATTTTATCGTCTTCACTAATAGTGATTCCATAATCGTGCCGATAAGTGAGGCACATATTATTAATGATTTCTTCTCTAGTCATACTTCAATTTCCAATATGTATATTTCTCAGGAGTGAGAAATCCTTTGATTGCATAACGATAACCATAAGTAGACATATCATGTACTCTGTTCCATTCAGGAGTAGGATCAGAATTTTCCATTAACCATTGACCGGGTTCTGACTTTTCCCACTCTATTAAAGGTTGAGCGGCATATAAGTCTGGATCGTCTACGTCTCCCATTCTGAATTCATGAGCAATAAATTTTATTGTTTTCATACTGCCATTTCAGCCTTAATAGTACCATGACTCTTGTAGTCAGTTAACACTATATCAGATATTGTGAATTTGTCAATATCTTTTATTTCTTTATTCAAAGATAATGTTGGATTTGGGTAACTTTCACGTGATAGTTGTTCTTTAACTTGTTCAACGTGATTAGTATAAATGTGAGTATCGCCTGTTGAAATAATCAATTCTCCAACTTTCAAATCACAGACTTGTGCAAGCAAATGAGTGAGAAGTGCATAACTAGCGATGTTAAAAGGTAAACCCAAAAAAACATCCACACTACGTTGGTACATATGACAAGATAGTTCTTTCTTTTTGTTGACATAGAATTGACTCATAACATGACACGGTGGCAATGCCATTTGATCTAGTTCGCTAACGTTCCATGCTGATAGAATATGTCTGCGACCATTTGGATCATTCTTGAGTCCATCAATTAGATTTGCCAATTGATCAACTTCAATGTTGTCTACTGCGAGTCGGGTGCCACCTTTGTGCGCAGGACCCATATCTTTCTCTACACGATATTTGTTCCAGTGTCGCCACTGTACTCCGTATACACGACCAAGATCACCTTCAAACGTAGCCTTAGGCTTCCAATAGGGTGCAAGAGCATTTGGTGTCCATATAGTCACTTTACCTTTTGGATCACCGTGTGTGATTTCTGCTAGTCTACGTTCATCGCTTGAGCCTTCAATGAACCAAAGCAATTCACCTACACATGCTTTCCATGCAAGTTTCTTAGTAGTAACAGCAGGAAACCCTTCACGTAAATCAAATCTTAATTGACGACCAAAAACACTGATTGTGCCTACTTTGGTACGATCATCTTTGCTTTCGCCATTTTCTAATATATCTGTAAGTAGGTCGTGATACTGTTTCATTTCTTATTCCATATCTGATATATATGATCTCCGTTGAATTCACTACGTGTCATTGTATAATTGTTTTCTAAGTATAGCAAATCAATAAACGAATCGCAAGTATATTGGGATACTGTTTTTGTTAGATGAACTTCGTCAACCAAATGCCAACTACTATTGATTAGTTGGGCACCGCCAATTAGCCAAACATTTTTGTATTCACTAAAGTGATTTAAGTTTGGTATTTGAATGGCACCAAATGGCAAAGTAAGTGTTTGACTAGTTACAACAAAATTAAGCCTACCTATTAATGGTTTCTTCGGTAAACTCTCCCAAGTATTGCGGCCCATAACAACAACACCATTGTCAGTTAACGCCTTGAATCTTGGCAAATCGCCCCGGATGTTAATCCAGGGCAACTTGTTGTTGTAGCCTATTCCACCTTTCGGATCACATGCTACAATTAATTTCATAATTTATTTAATAAACGGTCTGTTTCTGGTTGTACTGTATCTGCTATGCTTTGAACATTGAGTATGAATTCAATGCTATTGACCTGATCGTCAAGTTCCATA